TATATGAGTTCAGGAAAAATGGGCCTCTCAGATGAGAACATGAAAGAGATTATGAAAGTCATGAATCAATCAATTTTTGACGCAGTTTTAGAAGTAGGCTCTGCTATGGTAGATGATGATATGCCGCAGTATAGCTTTCTTGGCAGAACTGACAATGCTAAAGCAATGTTTGAAGAAGCAGCAAGTATTTTGAATAAAATGATTGACGCTGGTAAAACAGTACCGGCATCGATTATAAGACAAATATCTTCTGATCCGCAATTAGATCCTGTTTATATAGCGCTGTTTGTTCCTTATCTTAAACAAGCTGCAAGCGTTTTTGGTGTTGCCGGGGGAGTACCAATTACTTACACAGAATATACGTTTATCGCAAGACCATTTATAAATAAAATTGAAAAAGCCAGTAGAGGTAAAGGAGAAGCAGCAGCTCCGTTTTTTGGACAACACAAAAGAAAACCATCGGTACTTAAGAACAGCCAAAAAGCGGGCACGATAAAGGCTTCGCATTTAGACTTACAACCCGAAGTTTTGAAAGCTATTATTGCGGCAATACCGGCTAGGATGAGAGCAAGAGTAGCTAATAATAAAGCGGAAATAGAAGCGGATATAAAAAAGCTGATGGAGCCCGTAGAAGCAGGTAAAGCACCCCAAGGTGCCCAAGCCGCAATTTCTAAATTGGCTAGTCAAGGAGACAACACAATGGGTCCCGGTGTTCAAGGGCCAAGAGAAAATCTTAAACTAACAAAATCTGAGCTTCAAAGAATCATCAATGAAGAATTAGAAAACATAATAAAAGGAAACTAAACATGAGTTCAACAACACTTGAAATTATCCAAGGTCTGTCTCAAGCGGCTGCTAACTCTTACGATGGGTCACACGATTCCAGAACATCTTATGATGGGGAAGAAAGAAGAGTTGGTCTTCAAAGAGAAATAGGATGCCCTATCATGGATAAAAGAGTGATGGACGGGTTCTCTGTAAAGTTTTACGCAAACAAGATGTGCATTAATTATCAGTCCGATGTACTCCTTCGTGAGGTATACGCACAAGACTTCGAATCTGAGATCGAAAGACGTCTCAACGAGGTAAAAAACTTTTTACAAAAAGAGTATCGGGCGATAACCGGTAAGTCTGTTACCTTATCAGCAGATGGCGAAGTACAAATTCTTGTACAATCAACCTCACGAGTTCGTTCATTTGTGCAGGCTTACCAACATTATAAAATTTCTGGTATAGAAGAAATGCCAGTAATGGACCCTGCTGTTGAAAAGTCCAGAGAGGTTACAAGAAAGTTCCTCGAACAGTTTTCGGACAAACGTCCGCCTAACGATACAAGAAAGGATTGATAAAATGAAATTAACAAATGAAGAGCTCAGAGCAATTATTAACGAAGAAATTCAGAATGTTGTAGACGAGGGCTTCTTAGACAGAATAAAAGGAGCAGCCGGCAAACTTGGGCAAAAACTAGGTTTTGGAAAAAAGAAAGCCGCCCAACAACCTGCTGCCCAAACTAAGGAAAAGCCAGCGGCTCAACAACCAGCGGCTCAAGCCAAAAAAGAGCCATTGTCCGGAAACGTCGTAGTAAAAGCCAATAAGTTGATAAACAGTGTTGATCAAACGTATAAAAAATACAGTGGAAAATCCCTAATCAATTATAAATTTAGCGCAGAGTTGGTTATGGATTTTGTTGGTGACCTAGGTGGATTTAATATACAAGGTTTTACTAGAGCACTTAAGCCGAATGAAGTAGAAGTCAAAATTGATAAAATCACCGCAGCGATCAAGAAAAATCAAGGCATAAATGCTAACCAACTTAGTATAAAAGAACTTGCGAAAAAGCTTATAGAAGCTGGTGCTGCTGATGAGTTAGCCGCTGTTATTGATGTGATAGATTACTTGGGCGATACCATATTAATGTTTATGAATAAAATGTCACCAAAGAAATAGATTTATAACAGGGCTCCATGTCTCTTAAATTATCAAAGCAAGAAATCGTAAAAGAGATCGTCAAGTCAGGAAAAGATCCGGTATATTTTATTAACAACTACTGCCGGATTTCTCACCCACTTCGCGGTCTTATTCCTTTTAACACGTATCCTTATCAAGATGACTTGATAAAGGACTTTAACGATTATCGTTTTAATATTATACTAAAAGCAAGACAGCTTGGTATCTCAACGATCTCGGCTGCTTATGCTGTTTGGTTCATGCTGTTTCACAAAGAAAAGAACATTCTCGTAATGGCGACCAAGTTCACAACAGCAGCCAACTTGGTCAAAAAGGTAAAGCAGGTTATGAAGAACCTTCCGCCATGGATGCAGGTTGCAAAGATTACAATTGACAATCGAAACTCATTTGAATTATCAAATGGCTCCACAATCAAAGCAGTCGGAACCTCACCAGATGCCGGTCGTTCAGAGGCACTGTCTTTGCTTATAATAGACGAGGCTGCTCACGTCGAAGGACTGGGTGAGTTGTGGGCCGGTCTTTATCCAACGCTATCAACGGGTGGTCGTTGCATTGCTCTGTCAACTCCCATGGGTGTTGGTAATTGGTTTCACAAGACTTATATTGACGCTGAGAATGGAGACAACGAGTTTCATACAATCTCTCTACCATGGCATGTCCACCCAGAAAGAGATCAGGCTTGGTTTGAGAAAGAAACCAAAAACATGGCACGAAGACAGATAGCGCAAGAGCTTGAGTGTAACTTTAACACTTCTGGTGAAACCGTAATTCATCCAGATGATATCGCTTGGATGCATGAACAGATATGCGAACCAGAGTACAGAACTGGCTTTGACAGAAACTTTTGGATCTGGGAAAAATATCAAGAGGGTTTGCCATATTTATTAGTGGCGGACGTAGCACGTGGCGACGGTGCTGACTCGTCCGTGTTTCATATTGTACGAACAGATACAATGGAGATCGTCGCAGAGTATCAAGGCAAGCCAACTCTAGATCACTATGCCAGTATACTAAACGATGCTGGTAGAGAATACGGAAACTGTCTTTTGGTGGTTGAGAACGTAGGGATCGGCATTTCCGTATGTGAGAAACTAAAAGATCTAGAATACCCTAATTTATATTACTCGATAAAGGGAACACATGAATATGTCGACGCAGTTACTGGCGAGTACAACAACAATGCGGTTATAGGGTTTACCACATCTAGTAAAACTAGACCTCTGATTGTTGCAAAGTTAGAAGAGTATGTTAGAAATAAACTTATTAAGCCAAGATCCCAAAGACTATTCTCTGAGGTCAAAACATTTATTTGGAATAATGGAAAGCCACAGGCCATGAGAAGCTATCATGATGATTTAATAATGTCTTTAGCGATTGCGTGCTGGGTCAGGGACACAGCGTTAGAGACATCTCAAAGAGACTTGGAGTACAAGCGTGCGATGCTAGATGGTATATATTGCAAAACTAGAACAATCAATACTTCTATTAAAGGCATGCAAGAGCACAAAGCTAGAGAAACGTTTGAAGAAAAATATGAAAAGGAAATAAAGGTAACCAAAGATTTTGCATGGATATTTAAAGGTTAGTACTAAGAAATACTATTTACATATAAAAAGGACTCACAATGGCGAAGAAAAAAATAAATCAAAAGTCACCATACAATCCGGACTCATCTCTGTTCAGATCACTGACCAGATTGTTTTCCGGACCTGTGCAGCAGAGAAACACACAAACCGGTAGACAGCTTAGGCGAAAACATCTAGACATGTATGCTAGTAGATTTCGCTCAGCATCTGGTCAGCAGTTTAAAAAGTCAGAGTACAACCCAATAAACAATGTAACTCTGAACATGATCTCAAATCGTAACAGAGCGGAAAGATACGTGGACTTTGATGAGATGGAGTATGTCCCTGAGATTGCATCGTCTTTGGATATCTATGCCGATGAGATGACAACGTATACTCAAATAAGACCGATGTTAAACATAAAGTGTACAAATGAAGAGATCAAACACGTGTTGTCGAACTTGTATCATAATGTTTTAAACATTGAGCATTGCTTATTTGGATGGTGCAGGTCTATGTGTAAATACGGAGATTTCTTTTTATATCTAGATATAGACGAGATGGATGGTGTAAAGGGGGCTATTGGCTTACCTCCTCAAGAGATTGAGAGACTTGAAGGTGAAGACGAAACAAACCCCAACTATGTACAGTTTCAGTGGAACACCGCAGCCCTTACTTTAGAAAACTGGCAGATGGCTCATTTCAGAATACTTGGTAATGATAAACATGCACCTTATGGCACATCTGTTCTTGAAGCATCACGCCGTATATATAGACAGCTGATACTATTAGAGGATGCAATGATGGCATACCGTATCGTTAGAGCATCAGAAAGAAGAATGTTTAAGATTGATGTTGGTGGTATTCCGCCGCAAGAAGTCGAACAGTATATGCAAAAAGTCATGACACAAATGAAAAGGCATCAGGTTGTAGATCCGACGACCGGTCGTGTTGATCTTAGATACAACCCTTTATCTATAGAAGAAGACTATTACATACCAATCAGAGGGGGACAATCCAACACTGACATATCAAACTTACCCGGATCATCTTACAACGGTGGAATTGATGATGTTAAGTATCTTCGTGACAAGTTGTTCGCCGCTCTGAAAGTGCCTCAAGCTTACTTAACAATGGGCGAAGGAGCCAGTACAGATGATAAAGGCACGCTAGCACAAAAAGATGTTCGATTTGCAAGAACTATACAGAGATTACAAAGAGTTGTTATTGCCGAGCTTGAAAAGATTGGAATGATACACCTGTTTACTTTAGGGTATCGTGATGATGACTTGTTGTCATTTAGTTTACAACTTAATAACCCTTCGAAGATAGCAGAGTTACAAGAGATTGAAATTTGGAAATCTAGATTTGAAATTGCTGGTGCTGCTACTGAGGGATACTACTCAAAGAGATGGATCGCTGAAAACCTTTTGGGTATGTCCGAAGAAGAGTTTCTTCGTAATCAAAGAGAAATGTTCTTTGATAAGAAATTTACTGCCGCCCTTGAAGCAGCCGCTACTGAGGATGCCGGAGGCGGAGGTGACGCCGGCGGTGGTGACCTTGGTGGTGGCCTCGGTGGTGGTGGTGACCTCGGTGGTGGAGACGCCGGAGGAGGTCTTGATCTTGGTGGTGGAGACACTGGTGGAGGCGGAGACGCTGCTGCTGGTGGGGCTGGCGAGACGCCTGCCGGTGGAGCCGGGGGTGACGAAGGGGGTGATACTGATCTTCTCGCCGAGCCCGCTGCCAAGAGGGATGATAAAGAATATAAACGAGGACCATACAAGAGTCACAAATCAAGTTACGACAAGGGCGGACGAATTAAAAACTACAGAAACATCGCCAGAGGTGAAGTTGCCACAGCTAGAAAAACGTTTCCCGGAAAGGTTGGATTTGGTGGCATGGACTCAATAGCAAGAGGAATAGTTGAGACAGAAGAGTCAACGGATGTTTTAGATGAGAAGAAGCTATTTACAACGAGCGCTGAAGTTCAAACTCTACTAGAAGGTTTATTCAACAAGGACAAAAAACATGAAACACAATAAGAAAAGAAATACCGCTTTTCTTTACGAATGTCTAATAAAAGAAATTACAAAAGCAGTTGTACGTAAAGATGAGGCAAGAAAACAAACAATAATCAATATTGTAAAAGAACACTTCTCAAAAGGCATGCCCCTGTGGGAAGACTTACAGCTATACAAACAACTACAAGAAACTAAGGGATTGAATAAAGATCTTGCAACACGATACATCACAGAAGTTAAAAAAGATTGGGAATCTTTAAATAGAAAAGATATTTTCAACCAACAAACACATTTGATTAAAAAAATTAATGAAAGTTTAGGATCTGATGTGTTTGGTAATTTTGTTGAAAACTATAGAAATTTAGCCACAATTGGGCATTTTTTCAACTCTTCTAGTGACAATGCTAGGAATAGACTGATAAGTGAAGATAGGGTAAAAAATCTTGTAATGATAAAGGAAAATAAGCAAAAAGACAAAGATATTTTGCATATTGATAAGTTAACTTACAACACGTTTGTAACAAAGTTTAACGAAACATATCAACATACTCTAAGAAAAGAGCAGAGACAACTGCTTACAAATTACATCACTTCGTTTTCCGACAATGGTCTAGGTCTCAAATCTTTTATGAACGAAGAGTTGGGAAGATTAAAGGACGAAATTAAGTCCATTTCAAACACAGAGTACAAAGAAAAGCTCGGAAAAATCAACGAGAAAATAGAATCATACTCTAAGACTCCGTTGACCGAGGACATTGTTAAAGAAGTATTTTACATACAAGATCTTATAGCGGAGATCAAGAAATGAAGATTACAATAAAACCAGAAGAGATAGGTGCTGACACTTTGGGTGTAGATATAGATTCACCAACGTCTGTCTCGATAAACAAAAAGATCAGTGTCGAGATAGTAAAATCAAATAAAAAAGTTATAGAGTTTGATATGAACATGAGACGAGCACTAAATGGTGATCTCATGATTTTCGAACATCAGGATATAGACATTGTGATCATGCTAGAAAAAAAGAAAATTGTAGCATTTGCTAAGGATGTTTTATCTGATGTTGTTTACGGTGCTGAGACTAGGCTTATGGAGCATTTGAGAAAATCAGGCGTGATTCAATACGACTCAGTTCAAGGCGGGAATGTGTTTGGTTCCTTACAAGGTAAGTTGCATGAATCAAAAGACAGAGATCCAGTAAAGGTTGCTATATACCAAATACACGAATGGCTAAACACCGAGAAACCTTATATGACAGCAGTAAAAGGTCATGATGAAATGATGCACGACAGGATGTTTAACCCCAGCGCGGAATACTCCACAGAGCTTGGCGAGGTCCCACACGAGGACGAAAAAGGATCGATTCTTCAGCACAACCTATTTGCTCCGTATTTATACGGAAGATATACATATTAGAGGCTTAAATGATTAATTTTATTCTTGCCGCTTACGGCATGACCTTTATTCTTGTCTATGGCAAGATCTTTGAAGATCTCCGACCTCCGAAAGATTATACAAAGAAATGGAACACACTTTTTCATTGTCCGCTTTGTATGGGATTTTGGGTTGGTGTATTTTTGTTTTCTATAAACGGATTTACAGAACTATTTACATTTGATTATAATTTAGCAAACGCATTTATTTGTGGTTGTGTTTCTGCTGGCACATCGTATCTGTTATCAATGATAATAAACGACGATGGGCTACGAAGCCAAAGCAAGAATGTAAATTGCAACTGTTCACAGAGAGGAAATTTATAATGAAGCTAACAGCAGAAAAACTAAAACAAATGATAACAGAGAGTTTAAACGAACAACAACAACCAACGGTATACATAACCGATGATAAAGTCTTGGGAGCATTTGGGAGTATTAAGTCCGGACAGTTTCCACACCACACCATGGTTATGCGAGCAGCATATGGGGATAAACAAATGGAACAAGAGCTTAAAGATAAACACGGTATCACTGGTGAGATAAAGTATTTATTCTGGGATGGTAGTGATTACACAACAGAACGTCCAGAAGGGTTTCAAGATGTTTCTGCAACACCTGTTAGAGGAAGGGAGTAATGAAAATGAAGAAGTGGATGTTACAACCAGTTCGTCGTTGCTGTTCAGGCAGTTGACGCAAGCGGGTGGTGCCCGCTTATTTGGAGATATAAATGAGTAAACAATTATTAACAGAGTTTTTTGAACTATGTCCTGACGGACGCTGTCTCGATATGCTTAGCGAAAGACAAAAGCGCGAAGTTATCGAAGAGGGTGTTATTTATCTTACTGGTCGAATACAAACTGCTGAAAAGAAAAATGGAAACGGACGTGTCTATCCTCGCAAAGTTTTAGAGAAAGAAATTACCAACTACCAAAAAATCGTCAGAGACAATAGAGCAACAGGGGAACTGGATCACCCTGAAGATTCTGTGATCAATCTTAAAAATGTTTCACACATTGTAGTTGAGTGTTGGTGGAAAGGTAACGATGTCATGGGCAAAATCAAAGTTCTTGATACCCCATCAGGTCGCATACTGAAAGATCTGATCAAAGCAGGGGTCAAGCTTGGTATATCGTCACGAGGACTAGGATCTGTTAATGAAGGATACGATGGAACAATAACTGTCAATGAGGACTTTCAATTGATTTGTTTTGACATTGTATCTGAACCATCGACCCCAAACGCATACGTATATCCAGATGAAAAGCGTAACATGTTCGGTGCCGATACATTTAAAGTCAAAATGAAAGAGAATAAAGATAATCAGATTGACGATCTATTTAATAAAATATTGAGGGACTAATGAAAAAAGAAGAATTAAAAAAGGTTTTAAAACCATTGATAAAAGAGTGCATTCGGGAAGTTATATTTGAAGAGGGCGCTCTTTCTTCGGTTGTATCAGAAGTTGTGAAGGGCATGGGACAACCAATTGTCGAAACTAAACAAAGGTTCCCAACAAAACAAAAACCACAATACGAAACGGATGAGCAAGCAAAAGCAAGACTTCACGAACAAAGAAAGAGAATGATGGATGCCGTTGGAGCAGATGCCTACAACGGAGTCAATCTTTTTGAAGGAACAACACCTGCTCCTGCTGCATCGACTGCTCAAGGCCAAAGTCCCTTAGAAGGTGTTGCCCCAAATGATCCCGGTGTTGATATCTCTTCTGTCATGGGTAAGTCCGCTGCGATCTGGTCAAAAATGGTGAGGAAGTAATGGGTACAAACTATTCTGTCAGGGTTCGTCGTAAAGACAACATTGAACGTGTTATAAAGCGTTTTATAAAAAAATGTAAGAAACTTGGTATAATTGATGAGATAAAAGATCGTCGATACTACACTAAGCCATCTGAAAAAAGAAGACGTGCTAAAGAGCGAGCAATTCGAAGGCGTAAGAAAGAAGAGAGAAAACGAAGAAAATAGACTATTTATTGTAGTTTAAGGAGTATTAAATGTCAGTACATAAACATAATAGTTGGGGTCGTACAAGAAGACCAAAAAGTTTAATAGATGATAATCCCATCTCATCAAAACAAACCGCTACCTCGGTGACTTGCGTAACAGCAGCACAGCTTGCCGATAACTTGAATAGCGCGGATGCTGGTAAAAACGGCTACGTCACAGAGAACCAAAGGTTTCTACACATTCAAATAGAAAATGATGGAACTGACGATACATTACAACTATACGCGTATAACTATGCCTTTGGCGCTTGGGCAGAACTTTATCTCCCACATGGTACTAAAGTACAAGCGGACACTAATCTAGAAGCAACAACTACTAACGATGTATATGTTGAAGCAAAGTGGACCACAATAAACGGCAAGTTTATGGTAACAATACCAATAAATGGAATTGACAGGATAGCCTTTGTACATGATGGATCTTTAAATGACATGGTGGTACGAGCCGCATGTAGCACATTCTAAGAGAGGTTTAAATGGGCGAATTCGGCTGGGCATATATAAGCGGCAGCAATCAAAGTATCGGTGGATCAGTAAACTCAATACAGGTAAGAGAAAATGCCACAGAGTTAACTGGGTCACCGAACTTAACATTTGATCCTGCTTCAAGCGTGGTAGCGTTGACCGGAACATTATATGTTTCTGGGTCGATCTATGCTAAAGAATACAATGTCGACACAACAACAAAAAACATTATAAAGCTTTCGGTTACCGGATCTTCTAAGTTTGGAGATAGCAACGATGACGTTCACTCTTTTACTGGTTCACTTAGAGTAAATCAAAATATAACAGCTTCATCATTCATTGGAGACGGATCAAACCTGACGGATGTTAATGCTGCAACTGTTACATCACCGTTATCAATTGCCTTTGTTACTGGTTCTACAGCAGTATCAGGCGGTATTGGTGTATTTGGTTCAGTAACTGCTGGTACGTTTACAGGTACCGCAACAAATGTAACAGTTACTGACAGCACAGCAGATACCGCTTTTCCTGTTGTATTTCATGACGAATCAAATGCTCTACTAGACGACACAGGGGCATTGACTTATAATCCAAATATAGGTGTTTTATCCGCAACAAACTTAACGGTGTCATCGGGACTAACAGTTGATACAGACACATTGCATGTTGACGCCAGTAATGATAGAGTCGGTATTGGAACAGCGTCCCCAGAGACAGAATTACATATTCAAAACGGTTCTGCTGGTTCTATCGCAACAACTTCTGGTGCTTTGTTAACACTAGAGTCAAACGAAAAGCCTAAGATACATTTTCAATCACCCGGTGCTTATGGTGGTTCAATAATATTTGGATCTCCAACAGATAATGATGAAGGTCAAATTGATTACGATCATGGTTCTGATAGGTTTTTATTTAAAACAGGTGGTAATACTAAGCTTGCAATTCTAGGTGATAACGTTGGTATAGGTAGAGCAGATCCACAAAAGATCCTTGAAGTGCTAAAAGCAGACGCAGCACAGATGAGATTATCATACTCCAAGTATCAACTCGGTGTGTCTTCCAACGTATACACAGACTTTGAAACATTAGCCAATGGTGTCATGGTTATTTCACCAACCGGTAATAAAACATTCCTCTCAGGTTCAATTGAAACAAGTGGATCTATAACAGGTTCCACGATGAAGCTTACAGGACTAGCAGCAGGAACTGCCACAACTTCAAGATACCTTGCACTAGATTCCAATGACAATGTTGTACTAACGTCATCCTCTGGTGGTGGAGATGGTGGATCTGGCGGTACAATAGGCGCGGCGGAAGATGGAAGCTATGCTGATGGTTTGTTTACTGACTTTACAACTTCAACAACAGTCGGTACGGCTGTGGATAAGTTTAACGAAGTCTTAAAGATATTAGCCCCAAGCCCTGCTCCTAATCTTAGTTTGATAAACGCAGACTCTAGAAATGGTGTATCAACTAAGCTTTCGTTTGATGGGTCTAATGCTGTGTCAGGACACTCTGCATCTGCAACGACTGCTGGCTTTTCTGCTGTGGCTAGAAATGGTACGTATGAGGCAAGCTCTAGTGGTAACAATATAAGATTAGGTACATATGCGATACACGATATCACTGGTGCTTTAAATTATAACACTGCTCCAAGTGTGACAAACAATTATGTCGCTTATGCATCTGGTGCTTTTGGAAATGCCGAGACCGGATCTTTACAGTTAGAGGTAAATGGTGTGGTTCTTCACTCTGTGGATCTTAGTAGCTTTGCTGGCGCTGGCAACCCAGCCACAGGATCTGGTTCTTCACTAACCGGAGACTCAGGTTTTGTATCCTTGTCGGTTTCGGCTTCGTCGTTTGACGGAAACAATGCAGAATGGTATATTTTCAAACATCGTACAGCAAAATACAAAGTTGCCTCCGGAGATCAAAGAAAAGGTTGGAACTATGCTAGGGTCCTTCATGTCATTGGAGGAACCACATATTCAACAAACTATGTTGAGTGGGTAGCCGACCCAGTTGGTTCTGCTGTTGCACTAACTGCCACAGACGCTCGAATAGAGGACATAGTTCTCAGAGGCTCAAAGTATCTCTCCGGTGTTCAGTACAACACCGGCTCTAATGCAAACTATAAAGTTTTGATAAACAATATGTACAGAAATGTTTATCCATCAACTTCTAATACAATTACTTTCGGAGTAACAAACAGCACCACCCCAGCAGCACAATCAGTGCCGTCTTTGGGTGGTGGAGATGATAATACAAAATCAATAGAGGTGACTGGTGCTTTGGCGGTGAACGTCACAAGTTTATTAAGTTCATCGCTGACGGCAAACGTTAATGCAACTCATCCGTTAAAAGCAGATCTGTCAAGTGCAGGGTCTGCCACTACAGGAAACGGGTTTTTAATTGATAATAGAACTTTGGCTAGCTCGAACTTAATTGAAAAGTTTCATGATGAAAGTTACAGAATTACATCCGCATCGTACGACACACAAAACTCAGTCACAGCAGACGCGGCGCAATGGAACTCAGAAACTCACATGACCGGATCTAACGTAGACGGGCATCAAGATGGACTTCTGCTGTTCAATCAAAGATTGTATAGCCCAGTGGATGGTGACATACCCAATGGCGGTAATTTCTCAACTCTTACAAACGTTGAGTCGGGTCAGCCAGACTATTCTGGTGTTACAGGAAACAGAACCTTTTACAGAGTTGTTACAAACTCTAGCGGTGTCATTAAGAGAGACATGAAGATTGAGACTAGCAAAAATTCTACGACATTTAACAACTCTAGCTTAGGTGCTGCTAACGCTCACTTTTTTGTAAAAGTTCCCGGCACTACCGGATGGATGGATATCAGTCAAGACTTTGTATATGGCCAGATACAAAATAATGATGGTGCTCTTATTTCGGGAGCATCCAATGATGTTGATTCTGGAAACAATACACATCACATATCATTTGGTACAGCGTCTGTTGCTGCTGGTGGTCTGGTTGTCGTAAAAATTATAGCGGATGAAAGTTGGTCTGGTTACCTTTCGCAAATAACATTTACCATGGGTGCAACCACAAACACTGCTAATGAATCTTTAGCGTTAGATGATATTGATCTAGATGACACAGCAGGGGTCACAGCAAAGCTTTCTTTTGGATCTTCAAACGCCGTAACTGGTTATACAAACGTTGCTGGTGGTGTTGGAAGTATGGGCGCAGTCGATTCAAATGCAACCTATACTGACGATGGAGATACAAATAGAGGGGTGTTCAAAGTAGCCGAAGTCATGGGTGGGACTCTCAACGAAGATGTTTCAGCAAATGGAGATAACTACCCGGCTAACTCTTTTAAAAATGCTTTTACCGGCTCTCTACTTCTAGTTGTAAACAACTCAACCGCCAGTACCCTTAGTCTTGCTAATTTAAGTGCAAACAACAATTTATCTTCAAACACAGGTTTTAGCGTTGGAGCAGTTGGTTTCTCAACTACATCTGATGGTATTCCGGATTATACAAAGCCCTATAGAACAGGGACTTATAGTATTGGAACCGCTCAGCAAAGATCAGGGTGGAACTATGCAAGAGTTGTCCACAGGATCGGAGACACTGACACGGTTACAAACTACGTTCAGTGGGTAGTTGATCCATCTGGATCTGTTGAGGACACTGCTGTGGCAAACGAAGCATTAAGTAATTTTGGTCACACCACCAAATACTATCAGTCTGGTATCGGTTATTTTGCATCTCGGCCAACAGGAAGCTATAGTTACTTGGCTTCTAATTTTTACAGAAGTGTTTACGCAACTGGTAGCTCGGCAATCAACTTTCCAACTACAACAAGATGTAGTATAACTAATGTAAGGATGAGCGGATCAGGTGTCACAACAACTAACTCCGCCTCAGCAACATCTGGAATGGCTGTTTTAAATAATTCTGCGGACTGCGAACTTACAACTTTACAAGTCACTGGAACTGTGTTGTTTGATGCGAGCCCCTCTGTTTCAATAAGTGGAGGACTAGGGCAGTTTACAGCTTATGGAGTTACCGTAAATTCTACAATAAGACACCCATTTAAAGACGACAAAACAACAACTTCCTTATCTAAAAACAATTTCATGATTTATTCTGGATCTGTTGGCAGCACAAACGAAAACACCTTAGAGTACTTTGGTATGGAATCTTACAGAATAGTATCAGGAAATTATGATACACAGACGCAAGCCACTCAATCAGCCAATAAGTGGAACTCATCAACAGCAATGAACAATGGTGGTACACACGATGATGGTATGGTAACAGCTGATGGTCATCTAATATCGCCATTTCAAATTGGTAACAAGGGAGATACCAGAAGCGTTAAAGACGGTGGATCACTGCAAGCACCAGATAGTAATCCGAACTATTCAACACTAACAAACGCTACAAGAACTTACTATAGGTATTTTAAAAATAATACCGGTAATGACAGATCTAGTATAACGATAACTCTACATGGCTCTGGCTCTATGGTTGAAAAATCAACTGCTCTTGGAAACAATGGTAACTTTCATTTAGAAGTTAAAGTACCTGAAAGTACCGCATGGCTAGACGCAGGAAAGTCGTATATCAGCAACAACAAGGATGTTGATGGCTCTGGTGCGCTAGTTGGTGGATCTTCACCAACTCCAATTTCTACAGGCGGTACTTCTTTTAGTGTTACTTTTAATGGAGGAAGTCAATTAGGAACTGGTGGTGGCTCCAAAGCTGTTGTGTTGAGATTCTCTGCTAATAAAGATTGGATAGGGTATTTAGAAAGAATAACAGTGGCGTATAGTTAGGAGTAAAAATGGCAGTACCGGGAACAGGATCAACAAACCAGTCTTTAACCATATCAGCATTTAAGAAACTTGCTGGCAAGGCGCATACCTCTAATCTAAAAGAATTTTATGAAGAGACGATACCTTCTAATGTTCAGTTAAAAACTGACATTATCTTTGGCGAGGCAATACCTCAAACTGTTAATACCTCTACACTTTACACTAGATTCTCTGCATCTGCTTCTGATCCTGTGACGGTTGAGTATGTTGAGTTTACCGTTGAATCCATTTCAGGAACAACTTATGATGCAAATGATGGAACTTTTGGCGACGTTGGTTTTGGTGGTGGAGACGAAGCACAGAGCGGTGGTCCACACGGCTACAAGCTATCCTTACGTTCATTTTATCAGGCTTCTTCTAGTTTTTCCGGCAAGGGTAGCTCTCCGTTTGTAAATTCACAAACCGTTAATGAAACTAATGGTGCTTTACAATTAGTGCATCCATCGTTTGGTCCTCAAGCTGGTAACAATTATGGTCTTCAACTCTACACTGAGCACCCTGATAATGGTGGGACTTTGATAGTTCCAACAAATGCAATTGATTGGTATGTTGACTACTTTAATGGAATAGTCTTTATACAGGATTATAGAGATGACTTCGTCCCAACATACGCTAGAGGTTTTATATATATTGGTAAGTTTGCTAAAACTTTGATAACTGAAGCGTCATCGTCCGGAGGAGGTAGCGGAGATGTATCTTATGGAAGAACAGCGGTTGCCACACATGTAACTGCGTCGACCTCAGATAAAATTCTAGGTGTTAACGCAACAGCCTCTCTAGAAATCAGATTGCCCGCTGCTTCTGGTTTTTCTGCTGGTCAATATTTCACTGTCAAGGATGAAGCCGGCAACGCAAACTCAAATAACATAACTATTTTGACAACCGGATCAGACACTATTGATGGTGAAACGTTCATTATTCTCGAATCGCCATATGCGGCTGTAAATATTTACTCAAATGGTTCGAACAAATTCTTCATTTACTAGAGTTCGAAACTATTTATAATCTTGAGCCCCCACTGTGCTTTACGTGTGTGTTCTCAAGTAGTCATTTATGGAGGATTATTTTATGGCTTATAAATTTCAAGTAGGAAGCTTTACGGCTTCTGGCTCCATCAAGGCAGAATCAGGCTTTGATGCGGGTGATTCTAACGTTGCTAATGTTGGAGATATTGACGCTGATTCTATTTCTGTTGCAGATGCTGCTAACGGGCTTACTATTGATGGTTCTGGTGCAAACAACGGAACTTTTAAAATTTCAATGAAAGATGGTAGTGGTGCCGCTCTTGATATTATGGAGGGATCTAACTCTTATCTTAAATTTGATACAACCGACTCAGCCGAAGTTATTGTTGCTTCTCACAAAGTAAGACTTGCTGATGATACAAAATTAGCTTTTGGCGCATCAGACGATGCATCTTTTGAATATGATGAAGATGGAACTGACACTCTTCTTTACGCTGGTGCTTCTTTAAGAATCAGTGATGATACCAAGCTTGAGTTTGGTACTGGTGGAGATTGTTCTTTCGAGTATGACGAAGACGGTAATGATGTGCTTCTTTATGCTGGTAACGCGATCAGGATTGGTGATGACACCAAGCTTGAATTCGGTGCTGGTGGTGATGCTTCTTTTGAGTACGATGAAGATGGAAACGATGTTCTTCTTTACGCTGGTGCTAATATTCGTATTCCAGACGATACCAAGATTGAATTTGGTGCTGCTGGTGATGCTGGTATTGAGTATGATGAAGATGGTGATGACACCCTTCGTATTCATGCTCCTGCTGCTGGTGTAACAATTGCAGGTACAACTCCTACAATAACTATTGGTGACGGTGGAGATGAAGACACCAAGCTTGTTTTCGATCAGTCTGGTCAAGATTACTACGTCGGTGTAGACGCAACTGACGATGATCTTAAAATTGGTTTAGGTAATGCTGTTGGTACAAATACTGCGATTACTCTTAACGGAGACGCTAATGTTACTATGGCTGGTAACTTAACAGTTAGCGGTGATTTAACAATCAATGGTACAACCACAACAGTTGACACTACTAACTTGCTTGTTAAAGATAAACTTATCACTATTAATGATGGTGGTGCTGCTTCGTCCGCTGGTGGTGCTGGTATTGAGTTTGAAGAAGATGGTTCCGCTACTGGTTTCATCAAGACTTCATCTGATAGAGCTGAGTTTGAATTGCAGGCTCCTGCTAACAACAATACTTTGACTATTGACATGGACGCTGCTGGAGAGATTGAGTTCTCTGCTGCTAAAAAGCTTACTGTTGGTGGTAACTTTAACATTAATGCTGACATTACTTCAACTGCCGGTGAGATCAACTTGCTTGATGGTGACGTAGCAGTTGGATCTTCTATCACACTTGTTGATGCTGATGGGATCATCGTTGATGATGCTGGAACATCGAAGAAGATTCCTGTGTCAGACCTTAAGACTTACATCGGTGCTGGATCATTGAGCGTTGCTTCTGGTTCTTCCGGTGGAGTTTCAACTATTGCTGTTGGTGTTAATTACTATAACCAATTGGGTGCTGCTACAAACGCAACTCTTACCAGTGGTTCTAGTTTGACTGTTGGAGATGTTTTCTACATTAAGGCTGGTCCTGACTGTAGTTCAACCAACACTCTTACAGTTGCTGCTGCTGGTAGTGACACTATCGACGGTACTGAGGATCATTTCGTTCTCGAATCACCAAACGCTGCTGTAACTTTGATTTACGTTGCAGAGGGTGATTTCCGAATCTTCTAATTTATATTAGAACCTTGGTTCTTTCAAAAAGGCTGGCTATTGTCAGCCTTTTTTATTTGCATGATTCTAATTACCACAGGAGATGAGCCATGTCATATAAATATTCAAAAGGCCCCACGGTACAGGGTGATATTGCCGCAAGGCCAGATGTACAGAGAGATACAAAGATAAATTTTGAAGAAGACTACATCGCACTGGAGGCATCAGGATCTGCTGTTCTTGTTGTTTCTGGGTCTAAAGTTGGTGTTGGTTTAACCAATCCTTCTCACAAGTTTGATGTAAACGGAGACATCAGAGTTAGAGGAAACGACATTCGAGACAACTCAGGAAACCCTGCGATCTCCTTTGACGGTTCGGCCAACACAACCATAGTCAACAACTTAACAGTCCAAAACTACACGTTTCCTGCCTCTGATGGGAATGCAGACCAAGTGCTTCAAACAAACGGAAGCGGACAGCTTAGTTTTGTTGATGTCGATGGAGGCGGAGGAGGCGGTGGTGGCGGCTCCGGAGGAAAAGTGCTCCAAGTCATTCACACCGCATTTACCGCTTCAACCGAAATTAATGCTACAACGTTTGCTACTATTAGCGGCTTTGAGGCAACTATTACACCATCAGCAACTTCGTCAAAAATATTAATACACATACATGCAAATGTTGGTTTAGACGGAATAGGCACCGACCGGTATGGTGTAATCAAAGTGTTTAGAAGTGTTAGTGGTAATAGTAATTTTGTTATGGGAGGAAAAGGACCGCTAAGCGGACAACAGGATGACATGGTGTTTAACACGATCAGCACAGATCCAACCACTACACACGAAAGAAACTTAGTTTACTCAGCAACGGGTCTTGACTCACCCAACACAACAAATGCAATAACCTACCAAGTCAGAGCAAGAGTTAATGCTAACGGAACTCCTGTTATGGCTATAAACAGAACAACCGCCAATCCCGCTAATCTGTTTCACTCACCAGCGGCAAGCTCAATCACTTTAATGGAAATAGACGGGAGTTAACAAATGAGATATTTATCAAAAGCATTACTAGAACTAGCACCGGGTGAAGAATGGATAATTACCGATGGTAACATCACTTGGTTAACTAGTGGATCAAAACCAACACAAGAACAAATCGACGCAAAGATAGCAGAGTTGTCCACTTCAGAACCTCTTAGAAGACTAAGACTTAGAAGAAATGAAATCTTGGCAGAGTCAGATTGGAGGGTTATTAGAGCCACAGAAACAGGTGTTGCGATGTCAAATGAATGGAAAACATACCGACAGGCGCTCAGAGACATAACACAACACTATCAAAACCTTGATGACGTTGTTTGGCCAACAGAACCTTCCTAAATAATGGTATTGCCTTTTCTATCTATAATCACTATTTATTGTGATAAACTATTACTTAGGAGAGATATTAATGTCATCTATGCTAGACCAAGCCATCGTCGATGCGCAAGCACTTCGAGAGGCCGCTCTCAAAAATGCAGAGCAAGCCGTTATTGATAAGTACGCACCAGAGATTAAAGCTGCTGTTGACTCATTGCTGGAAGGCGATGATAAAGAAGTCATCACTGAACAAGAAGCGCCCGCAATGGATGCCTCCGCAGAATCAGGCTATGAAATACCCTTTGCGTCTGATCCCGGAGCAGGAGATGCCCCAGTTGAAATGAGCCTAGAATTTGAATTCAACCCAGAAGATTTTCATCTAGATCTCGAAGACCTTAAGGTTGCTGCTGAGAAACAGCCGGGTAAGCCTGAAGCGAAAGAAGGCACAGAAGAACTTGCCGGATCGCTAGGCTTAGAATCCCCAGATGAAGGTGGAGGAATGGAAGCAGAAGCCGGTGGTGACGAAGGTGGAGATCTTGACCTTGGTGCCTTAGAAGAATCTCTACAAGAAGATGATGACGAAGAATTACTAAATGAATTGATGGATCTTTTAGAAGAAGATAACATCGAAGAAGCTCTAAAGGTTGATACATCTCAACAGAAGCATGGACACTTTGTAACAGACGCAGGTGCTAGAAAGTACGACGAGGAGTTGGAACTAGCAGGACAGCAGTCAACAGAGTACAGAGAGTACGCTGATGAGCTTGAAAAAGAAGTTGAAGATTTAAAAAATACTATCTTGTCATACCAATCAACACAAGATAAGCTTCACGGAACCATTGCTGATATGAAAGCAAAGATCGAAGAAGCACTTGTGATGAATGCAAGATTACTATATTCCAATAGGATATTAAGCGATGCCTCCTTGAATGAGCGACAAAAAACTAAAATTGTTGAAGCCATCGCACAGGCAGAGACCATAAAAGAAGCAAAGACAATTTGTGAGACTCTTAAAGAAACTATAGTGGGTACCGCTAAGAAGGGACCAAAATCACTTAGTGAGTCTGTTAATAGAAGGTCTAATCTATCTCACGTCCTGCCACGTAGAAAACAGCAAAAATTAAATGAGACTCTCGATTTTGCGAGTCGCATGAAAAAACTTGCTGGTATAGACGATAACTAAATACAATTAAGGAGGTATACAAAATGTCTATTATACAAAAGTTATCAGAAGGTATCGTCAACCGCGACATGAAAGCGGAAGGTGCTGCACTTTTGAACAAGTGGGAGGCTACCGGTCTCCTTGAAGGTCTTGGAGACCAAAGAGAAAAGGCGACTATGGCTCGTCTCCTCGAAAACCAAGCAAAGGAGCTTCTTCGAGAATCTTCCAGCATGAGTGCTGGAGATGTTGAGGGTTTTGCTGCTGTTGCTTTCCCAATCGTTCGTCGAGTATTCGCCGGACTTATCGCAAATGATCTTGTAAGCGTTCAGCCCATGAGTCTTCCTTCTGGACTGATCTTCTTTCTTGACTTTGTTTACTCACCAAGCGTTGCTGGACAAGCAGACCAAACTTCTCGCTTTGGTAACAATGTTGAGAAATCTATCTACGGCACAGATCAGGTTGCTTCTCAGGTAACTGGTGGTGTTGATATTGTAGGTGCTACCTATAAAGAAAACATCAGCGGTCTGAGACAACAAGTTGGTTATGCTTACTCCTCTCCAACTGGTTCTAACGATGGTGCGATCACACAAGCACACATCACAGTTAACGCTGCTTTCTTGCTTAATGGAAGTGTCACAGAAGCAAACAAAAAGCTTATCCAATACGACCCAGATCTTCTGGCTAGTGAAGATTCAAGCTTGGGTGTTGTTGTTCTTGAGATTGACGAAGCAGAGATTGCCAATTCTACCGGTGTTTCTTCAATTGATTTTGAAAACCTTTCTGCTATTGAATTGAAAGATATGACCGCTATTGATGCTGTTGTTGATGCTCTTGGAGCAAACCCAGATCGTCATATTCGTCGTTTGACTGATCGTGTCGCTTCTTCTGCTTCAGGTACTGGAAACGCTGCTCTTCGTTTCGTTATTGTAAACGATGCTGCTGATGTTACAGCAGGTGATACAACAAAAACTGGTGGAACCGCGCTCGCTGCTGGGGCTGTTGTGTATCCTCTGAAAGATGTGCTTACATCAACTGCTAACAAACTTGGAACTATTGATGGGTATAACTTTGCATTTGAAGGAACAGAAGCGATCCCAGAGATCGATATCAAGGTAGACTCAATCGCTATCGTAGCACAAACCAAGAAGCTTAAGGCTAAGTGGACTCCTGAGTTGGGACAAGATCTCAACGCATACCACAACTTGGATGCTGAGGTAGAATTGACTTCTATCCTTTCAGAGCAGATCGCTCTTGAGATTGATCGTGAAATCCTTGCTGATCTTGTAAATGGCGCAACTGCTGCGACTTATTACTGGTCTCGTTCGCCCGGACTCTTTGTCAATAAGGAAACTGGTGCTGAGCTTGGTGCAACTTCTGCTGCTCCTGACTTCACTGGAACTGTTTCTGAATGGTATGAGACTCTGATTGAAACCATTAATGATGTTTCTGCTCAAATCCACTTGAAGACACTTCGTGGTGGTGCTAATTACATCGTCTGCGGACCTGAAGTTGCTAACATCCTTGAGTTCACCAGCGGATTCCGTGCAAACGTAACTGCTGATGCTGATAAAGGTGACATCGGTGCTGTTAGGGTCGGTGCTCTTAGTCGTAAGTTCGACGTAATCGTTGATCCTTATTTCCCACGAAATGTAATTCTTGTTGGACGTAAGGGAGGTTCTTTCCTTGAGTCTGGTTATGTATATGCGCCTTATGTGCCTCTACAGACCACTCCGACAATCTTCGGTGTAGATGACTTCGTACCACGTAAGGGTGTGATGACTCGCTACGCTAAGAAAATGGTTCGTCCTGACATGTACGGACTGGTTATCTGTCGAGGACTTCTTGGTGAGTCTGGTTCCTAATCCCTAGCGGTTTAGAATACAACCAATAAAATTGCCCTCAACCGCAAGGTTGGGGGTTTTTTCTTTTTGGACAAACTACTTACTATGAAACGAACCCTATGGGTTCTCAACTTTTTATTAAGGAGATTATATTATGTCAAGAGTTGCAAGATCTGCTCGTGTTGCGAGCCGACAAAGAATAGAAACTATTACAGCCTCTAAAACAATCGAGAAAGCAGAAACTGGTGAAACCTACCTCATCAATTACAATACCGGAGCCGACTTAGTAATCACACTACCTGCTATGCAAGATGGTGCTTACTTTAAGTTTATTTTTATTGCAAAAACAACAGATGCCGATGCTCATGTTGTAATTAATAGTAAAGACAACACTGAAGGTGATTTTGCCGGGTCAATTTTTGAGCAAGTAACTGGTGGATCAAACGCCAACTCTGCTGTTCAGTTAGCTGGATCACATGATATTCTAACTTTGAACGATCAAATTGATATCGGTTCATATGTTGAGTGCTATTCTGATGGTTCTAAATGGTATTGGACTGGTCATCTTTCTGTTAATGCTGTTGGAAAAGCGGTATTCTCAACTTAATAGGTGACCTATGGGACGTAAAGCAAAAAGAGCAAAAGCACTCGTACGACGCATGCGTATTTCAGGACAAGAAATTGATCCTGAAATCGCACGTGCTTGTGGTGTTGAAAAGCAAAACCAAGAACTTATTGACGCTCGCTTAGCCAAAGAAGCAGAAGAGCGTCGACTTGCTGAAGAAGCGGAACGTAAAAAGCGTGAAGCAGAAGAAGCAAAAAAGAAAGCCGAGGCTGACGCTAAGAAAAAAGCAGAAGCTGCTCGAAAAAGAAAAGAAGCGGCTGCTAAGAAAAAAGCAGAAGCAGCCAAGGCTAAAAAAGAATCTCCTAAAGAATAGAAAAAAGCTAGGATCCTCCCGCTTTAACCCTCGTCTATCATGTCGGGGGTTTTCTATAAACAAAAACTACTTATTAAAGATTGGAGGATCTTTGAATGGCATTACCAACTTTAACACCTGTATCTAAAACTTCTGCAACTATATTGCCGAAGACAGGATCGACTGCCAATGTTGTAGCAGCACTACCGTTGGGAGTATACTCAGGATCGGCAGAGTTTATAACTGGGGCAGCTGCGCAAGTTGCATATACTTTTAAAAGACTAGGTGGCGATGTCTTAGATATTGAAATTACAGAACAAAACGTATATGCCAATTATGAAGATGCGGTTCTTACATACTCATACCACGTTAACATACATCAATCCAAAAACATCATGGGATCAGCACTTGGACAGGCCACTGCTTCATTTGATCACAAGGGTGAAATAACCGACGGTGAAGGTCAGGCACTTAAGTATCCAAAGTTCTCTTTCGAAGCAGCCTTCAGAGTTGGAGATACGTTTTCCACAGAGGCAGGTGTTGGAGGATCTACACCTATCTACAGTGCTTCATTTGATACCGTTGCTAACCAGCAGGACTATGATTTACAGTCAATTGTGAGCTCGTCTTCTGATGCTGGGGGTGTACTATATGCTGGGAAAGTTGGCACAAAAAGAATTAAAATTAGGCAGGTTTATTACGTAAGTCCACAACAGATGTGGAGATTTTACGGATACTATGGTGGTCTAAATGTTGTTGGGGATTTTCACAACTATGGTCAATATGCTGATGAGTCGACTTTTCAAGTAATCCCCTCTTGGCACAACAAACTGCAAGCGACCGCTTATGAGGATCACTTATATACAAGAACATCACATTATTCATATGAAGTCATAGATAATAAGCTTAGACTCTATCCGATCCCAAGAAGTGTTTCACCAGAAAAGTTTTGGTTTAGATTTACCATAACTGGTGAAAATATATTTGATGACGAACACGACGAAGGAATCAGAGGTGTCAACAACATGAACACTTTACCTTTTCAAAATATTCCGTACGAGAACATAAACTCTATTGGTAAACAGTGGATTAGAAAATATTCTCTCGCACTTTCAAAAGAAACTCTTGGTCAGGTTAGGGGCAAGTTTGGTGGTAACATTCCAATTCCCGGAGAAAGTATTAGTTTGAACGCCTCGGATTTATTAGGACAAGCAAAAGATGAACAATCATCATTGATCGAAGAGCTGACAAAGGTTTTAGATGAAATGACTTATCCTAAATTAATGACGCAAGATGCTGAGATGACTGAGAAAGCCAAGGACATATCTGCGGATGTTCCACTTAAAATATTTGTAGGATAAAAAATGCAACGATTAGTAGAGAATTGGAGAAAATATCTTCACGAAATTTCAGATGAGGAGAGATCACATCTAGATGATGCTATGGATGTACCGGTTGAAGATTATTTATTTGGTCACATCTTTGGAGAGGAGAGCTATAGACTTATTTCGCCAATAAGCGTAACCGTAGAGGCTGATGGTGAGATGGGCGAAATAACAAAGATGTTGTTTAAACAAGGCTGGTCTATTGCTTGGGAAGAAAAAGGCTTTACCTGCTCCAAACTCATAACAAAAACTTGGATTGGTAAAGATGGGAAAGAAAATTCTCGTGAAGTTATAGAAAGAATGAAATTAACAACGGTCATTTTAAAAATGATAAACGCTATTGACCCTGCAAAGTTCAGTAAAATATATGATAAAATAGAAAACGAACAAAACAAAACTGAAAAGAGAAAACTGATTTTAAAATTTAATGAAGTTTATAAAAAATGGTTTGGTGATATTTTACTAATGATGCGTATAGATATGGATTATCCTTTTCAAGATGTTATAAAAGATCCATTTCGAGTGGCAAGGCATTTTATGGCAGTTGCACAAATGTTTAAAACTAATAGACAAAGCATGATACAGTCGCGTAAAAAATTACAGGGATTTATTGATTGGCTTGAAGTAAATACAGCAGACATTATGGCTAACCTACAATCTTATAGAACTAAAAAGTATCACATGATTTTATCTAGACATCCAGTCGATGTATTTCGCATGTCAGATCACGAAAAGATTCAATCGTGCCACGCACCGCCCTCTTCGGAATACAAAGGTGGCATGCGACAATACGATGAGTATAACATTTGTGCCCTAGCAGAAGCACATGCTAACGGTATGATTGCATATCTTGTTTTGGAGGATGAGTTCAAGCGTGCTGGTATTGAACCCACACAGGAAGAGATGGATAAATTAGAAGACAAAGAGATATTCGCAGATCCACAAAGAGGAGTTGAAGGTCTAAATCCAGTTTCTAGAACTAGGGTTAAAAATATGTCGTACAGAAACGAAGATGTTTTGTTAAACTTTGCCGTTCCACATGCAAAAGTCTACGGGGACAAAGTCCCCGGCTTTATTGACCACTTATACTCTGTTATATCCCCAGCACAAGAAGAAGATGCAAAAAGACTCCTAGAGCTCGAAGGCGATGTTTTAGATTATGATAAGTTTACAAAATATGGTGGAACCTACGAGGATTCAGGTTATGAAGCGGACATGAACATACTCGCATTTATCAATGGATTCTCAGACAAAAATATAACAGGAACTGGTTTTGTAAATCATGACGACGATATACAGCAAGCACTTAAGGACTCATTTGGAGATCCAAAAGATGCCATGAGGTTGAGACTAGATGAGATAGAAGAAGAGTATAATATGACTGATGTCACCCTTCCTCTTAAAATAATTCCTGATTTTTTCATAGACGATCTTGGTGATCACAACTATGAGATCACTATGAGAATAAGAATGTTTTGTTATGTAAATATAAACAAAAAACCCGGCCTGACTGATGGAGAGTTGGACTTTCATATTGAAGATGCATTTTACGAACTCGCCGAGATATATGAGATACCACGTCCAAACAATCTTGGCTGCATGCAGCAGGATAGATTTCCCGGATATAACTACGAGATTTATTTAGAGTGGGACCTTCACCATGGTGCTCTTAAGCTTATGGGCATGAGAGGAAGCTTGGATATTGATGAACTCGAACACATGCTTGATACCGCTTACTACCATGGCTACCCTGCTCCAAATTTGGTGAACAAGTTCTCCCCATCTGATAAGATTGAAGATTCAATACCTGCTTATGTTGAAAAGTTCTTAGAGAAAAATAACTATTCTGTTAGCACCAATTATGCAATCGACGAGTTTCACGCGTACATTGAAGATAATCGAGATGTAATGTGGGAAAGCGAAGTGAAAGATTACGACGATGACCGGTTCTTTGGAGAGATCCCGTTTGCACTAAGTGTTGTATCCGATGGTTTTATTGATATGTATCCATATAGTGGGTTTATGAAAGACGCAGGGTATGAGAATATGGAACAGGAGATACAATTCAACCCAACCCTTGCCGACTTGGCTATGAGAGTCTTAAAGTTTGAAATACAGGATCATTACAGACCACTTCAAGTTACCGTTGCTTTTGAAAGTGTGCTTAGCGCAGAAGACTTGAAAGAAGACGAAGGCGTGCCAGTTACAATATCATTCAACATTGACTCAGATGCTTCCGAGCGAGAGCTAGAAAAACTCCTAAGTATCAAGGACGATGATTACACTGAGGTGGTAGAAGCAATAAATGAAAAAGCAGTAGCAAGAATGAAACAAATGAAAGAGAAATATCAAAAAACTAAAGAAAAAGAAATAGAAAGACAGAGACAACAACAAATCAAAGAGATGAAGAAGAACAACAAGATCAAAGTAAGGTTCAGGAGATAACGCATGGCTGGTAATAAGTGGAAAAAATCTGATTCCCCTCCGCCACCAATGTTTTTTGGTGAAAAGGAAAAGGATCTTGTCAAACAAGTTAACGACGAAGTTATTGAGCGTGTCGTTGGGCAGCAGCTGTTGTACTTTCCTATTGACATTGATCACACCAACTTTCACCCTCTGTATGGTGAGGCCATAGAGAAAACGTTTCTACCACCAGTAAGAGTGTTTGCTAGGGTTGAGTATCAAGGTGTTGAGACTGCTATGCTGGAGAATATGGCGCTAGATAAAAAGACCGGACTCAAGGTCATGTTTCACAAGCGAAGACTGACAGAGGATCAAAATCTCTTTGTTAGAGAAGGAGACTTTGTAAAGTACGGAAAAATATTCTATGAAATAGTTACTTTAAACGAACCCAAGCATCTTTTTGGACAAGCCGACGTTCAGTTTGAAATTCAGGCTACCTGTATAAGAGCAAGAGATGGAGTCTTTAATGCCGAGTGACACAAAAGAAATAACATATCAACCATCGACTTTGGAAACTATTGATACAGGAATATATGAATGGGTTGACAAAGTGTTGGATCTTCATACCAAAACTAATAAGGGAATATATAAAGTTCCAGTGTTGTGGCTTGGTTCCGAGAGGGTATTCCAAGTTAAAAACGATCAAAGAATAAGGGATAAAGTTGGCAAGCTCATTCTTCCTCTCACCACAATCAACAGAACAACGGTGACAAAAGACCCTGCTTTCAAAGGCGCTCTCCAAGCCAATCTTGTAGAAACAAATGATTACAGGGGCGGTGCAATTGGTGCGGCAAAGAGGATCAATCAAGAAAAAACTAGTAATTTTCAAAGCACAATACAAAATAAGATTACTAAAGGTAATCAACAAACCGGCAAAAACCCTGACAATAGCGAGATCGTTTATGATACATTTGAGATTCCGGTGCCGGTGTATGTGGCTATTACATACTCAGTTACATTGAGAACCGAGTACCAGCAGCAAATGAATGATCTTATGTCACCCTTTATTACAAAGACAGATCAAATCAATTCTTTTGTGTTTACACAAGATGGTCACAAATATGAAGGTTTCATTCAGCAAGATTACAGTATGAATAACAACACAACAAATATCGGTGAAGAAGAGAGAATGTTTGAAACAAAAATTGACATAAAAGTTCAAGGCTACCTAATGGGCGAAGGCTACAACAGAGACAAACCAAACTTTTCTAGGCGAGAAAACAGAGCTAAACTTCGCTTTACTGGAGAAAGAGTCATGGTTGGAGATAAAATCCCATGGAAGACCAAAGACAATGATTATAAAGAGTAGTGCTTTTAAGCGTTAGAACTACTATTTATTGTGATAAGATTTATTTAAGGAGTGTTTAAATGCCTAGAAAATTTGATTTTGTATCTCCGGGGATTCTCCTCAACGAAGTTGACGAGTCAGTATTACCCGCACAGGTAACAGAAGAAGGTCCGTTAATCATCGGACGAAGCCTTAAGGGGCCGGCTGGGAAGCCTGTTAGAGTTTCAAATCTACAAAACTTTTATGACGTTTTTGGAAAGCCCGTAACGGGAAAAGGTTCATCAAACAGTGATGTCTGGAGAGACGGAAACACTGTGGGCCCTACATATGCAGTATTTGCTGCACAGGCGCACCTTGCGTCTAATACCACACCAGTTACATTTGTGCGTCTCTTGGGTCAAGAAGATCCGAACAGAACTGCCAATACCGGACAAGCAGGGTGGTACTTAGTTGGAGACGCTAACACAAATGAAGTATATGAAAGCTCAACAGCGTATGGGTTGTTTATTGTTGCATCTGGATCTCTCGCTACCACGGGACCAACTGGTTCTCTATGTGCTATTTTCTATGCTTCAGGATCTGCAATATGTTTGTCTGGTAATTTAGCAAACGATGCAGCAGGAGCCGCAGGAAGTGCAGGAGTTGCCGGTCTGTATCAATCAGTTGGTGCTGGTAAATTTAAGATTCGTATCTCAAGCTCAAGCGGCTTTGAAGATAAAACCTTTTCTTTTGACCCTGCAAATGCTGATTACATCCGTAACCAATTTAATACAAACCCACAGAAGCTTGAGGCATCAACAAACTTTGGAACATCTAACGAAAGTTATTTCTTAGGTGAAACTTTTGAACAAGCATTCAATGACAATGTCGCCTCTGGATCTGCCCAAGGCGATCAGTATGCTTTTATCGTGCCACTACAAAAAGGCACTGGTGCTAGCAACAACTTCAGTTATCACTTAGCACCTGCACGTGCTGCAAGATCTGGTTGGTTCATCAATAGAAAACAAGGTGGACAACAAGAGCGCTTATTCAGGTTGATAGCGCTGTCTGAGGGTGAAGACGTTAGTGCAAATATTCATCTTGAAGTTTGCGATCTAAGGCTTGGAAACAGAATCTCACCAAATTCTACTTTTTCAATCAAAGTAATGAGAGGAGATGTTGTACTCGAACAATTCTCTGGATGTAATTTAGATCCATCTTCTCCAGATTATATTGCTAAGAAAATCGGTGACCAGTATCTAGAGTGGGACAACACTAATAAAAAGTATAACGTAAGAGGAAACTATGGAAATGTTTCAGATTACGTATATGTAGAGGTTGACTCTGCTGTTAGCAACCAGACACTTACCGATAAGCATGCTTTACCAGTAGGGTTCTATGGACCACTTAGACACAAAGGTTTCTCCGTTGCTCACGGATCTGCTGGTCCTCAAGTAAAAGGTGATGTTATTAATACTGGAGTAAATGCTGCTATAAACATAACAGGAAATAGCATACCAACTGCTGATGATACACTGACTCTGGTTTTAGACGGCAAAACCCATACAATTACTTTCAAAGGCGATAAAGCTGTTGGAGCCTCAGATACAACTTTTACCAATCTGGCTGCCGACGTTGGTATCAGTGGTGCTGGGCAAAATGCAGTTTACGATGCAATCCTAGCACTTGTTAACTCTTTGCAAGAATATAGTGCCCCTGCAACCGGTAACAGCAGTATGGTTATTACAGCAACCTCGCCCGGAGCACATTTTGGCATCACTGTTGGTGGTCTTGCTCATTCAGGTCACATGACTACAAATAGCACTACAACAGGAACAGACACTGATGATCAGACGGCGACATTTTACCTCAAGGGTAACGCTGGTATTGCGGCTTCTCAAGCAACTAGTACTAGTTTCCTAGGTGGTATCCCAAGCCAATACTCTGCTTCATTTGAGTTCCCAACCTTAAAGCTCACATCTTTAAACAGTAATGGTGGAACAAACTATCGTGTCAATTCTGTCTTCGGTGTAAGGCACACTAAAGGAAATGATAAATTTAGAGATGCGAGTTACAAAGATATCACAAGATACAATCCCGCCCTTCCAGAAAATGATGATGGGATTAGCATAGCATCTGCTCAAGAAAGAGCATTTGTATTTACAATGGAAGATCTTGTAGAGTCTGAGGGACTTTACTACTATTCAAGTGGATCTGCGACTTATGAAGGAGCTCTTAGTACCTTGTTTGACGCAGGCGCTAAGCAATTTGCTGCTCCCATGATTGGTGGATTTGATGGTGTTGATATTAAAAAGACTGCTCCGTTCGCTGCTGTTCATGTTGGATCTACCGAGCGTGCGTCTTATGTGCGACACACACTTGAGAAAGCACTTGATGCTGTCGCTGATCCAGAAGTATTAGAATACGATCTTCTAACCATGCCCGGAATGACTCACGAAGGTGTTTCAAACCGATTGATTGAGGTTTGTGAAGTGCGTGGAGATGCTCTGGCAATCGTAGATCTAGAAGGAACTTACGAACATACATTTGAAAACAACGGATCAGTTCAGAACGGATCGGTGGACACGGTTGTTGCAACTGCTAAGAGTAGATTGCTTAATAGTTCATTTGCCGCTAGTTACTATCCATCTGTTAAGTTGAGAGACTCAGCTAATGGAAACGGAGACGTTGTAGTTGTTCCTCCATCAGTTGCTGCTGTCGGTGCTATTGCCAAGTCACAGGGTCTTTCTGAGCCTTGGTTTGCCCCTGCTGGATTTAACCGAGGTGGAATTAATGAACTTGGTGGTTCTCAAGGACCTAGAGTTGTTGGAACTACCGAACACCTCACCAAAGCAGAGCGAGATGATCTGTATGAGCAGAACATCAACCCAATCGCAAGATTCCCTGCGTCTGGAGATATTGTTATCTTCGGACAAAAGACTCTTCAGCAACTTCCTTCCGCTTTGGATAGAATCAACGTTAGAAGATTGTTGCTCTACTTAAAGAGACGAATTGGAAAAGTAGCAGAGACCATTTTGTTTGATCAGAATGTTAACGCTACTTGGAACAGATTTAAAGCACAAGCAGATAAAATATTATCAGATGTGCAGAGTAGACTTGGAATTACTGAGTACAAATTGATACTTGATGAGACCACCACAACTGCTGACTTGGTTGACAGAAACATACTTTATGCAAAAGTATTAATCAAGCCAGCACGAGCAATTGAATTTATCGTTGTTGATTTTGTTGTCACCCGCAGCGGAATTGAATTGTAAGACTAGTTATTAGGAAACATAGGAGAACATAGTTATGGCAGGATTCTGGACACAGGCAAATGCAACCCCAAAAAGAAACCATAGATTTTTGGTTGAAATCACCGAACTCGGTAAAGGAGGGGCTGGATCGGGAGGTGGTGCCCAATCAGTTATCTGGTGGGCAAAAACAGTTTCAACACCATCGTTCGGTATTACGAGCGTTACTCATTCATTTTTAGATAATGAATATTACTTCCCCGGACGTGTACAGTGGAAAGAAGTCTCCATGCAGTTGGTTGACCCAGTGTCTCCTGATGCTGTGAGCTTGACAAACCAAATGATCAATGATTTTGGATATGTTGTAAAAAATAGACGAAATCTTGATACTGCTGGACAGCCAAACCCAGTCATTCCCGGATCACCTGTTACATTTGATCGCAAAAGAACTAAATCTGCTATTGGTGACTTTATCATACAGATTCTTGATGAAGACGGAAGAACTTTAGAAAAGTGGACTCTTCACAATGCTTTTCCAACTGACATTAAGTTTGGTGACATGGATTACTCTAGTGATGAACTTAGAACAATTGACATGACTATTAAATTTGATTGGGCTACTTGTGATGTTATGGGTGATGAATCCAATCCAAAAGAAGAGTATTTCCGTCAAGCTCGAATTAATAACACCTTTACTAACAACTAGTGAACCATGGCCTTTTGGACTGAAACTGCTGCTGAACCCGTTCGACAACACAGGTTTTTAATACAGACAGGTGTTGAAGGCGGGATTTGGTGGTGGACAAAAACTATTGCTAAGCCCACCGCTACTGTGTCCGTGCTTGAAAGTCAATTAGGCAATCACAAGTTTAAGTATCCCGGTATACTTACTTGGGGATCTATCTCAATTGAGATTGTTGACATTGAAAGCAAAGCAAAAAAGTTGTATGATTATCTTGTAAATGGCGGATACGTGCCAAGGCCTGAAGTTCCTTATGTCGATGGTATGTCAAAAGTGCTTATTAGAGATAATCTAACAAGCGATGCAAACTTTCAAATACAACAAATCAACGCCGATGGTGCAATAATCGAACAGTGGACTTTGATAAATCCATTTGTTTCCGAAATTAATTTTGGCAGTTTAGATTACTCCAGTGATGAACTAGTTACTATATCAATGACTATAGAAATGGACAGAGTAGACTTTGAGAGCTTTGATCCCGGTTAAGTCGTTGCTTTTATTTAAGAGGTATAAATGAGTAGAAACAATCTTGATCGCACAGGAGCAAGCGATAAAAATATAGATGCTCCAAAACCAGATATTTTACAATTTGTCACACCAACAGAGTTTGTAGAATTGCCGTCAAAAGGGTTAGCCTATAAAGAAGGTCACCCACTACACAACAAGGAAGTCATTGAAATACGCTACATGACTGCGAAAGATGAAGACATTTTAACCAGCCAAAGTCTTTTAAAGAAAGGCTTGGCAGTTGATCGATTTCTCCAAAATATCCTAGTCGACAAAAAAATCAACGTACAAGAGTTAGTGGTTGGCGACAGAAATGCAATTATTGTTGCAGCCAGAGAGTCTGGTTATGGTAGTCAGTATGATACAAAGGTTTCCTGTCCGGCGTGTGGTGAAAAGAACAATATGTCGTTCGACTTACAGAACAAAAAAATCACCGAACCTGTTATCAGTGAAGAACTTGGAATCAGTAAAACCGAAAAGGGAACCTTTAATGTAAAGTTGCCGCTTAGTAACCACACTGTTGAACTTAAATTATTAACAGGAAAAGATGAATTTTTTCTTAGCAAGCTGTCAAATACAAAGAAAAAGAATAGAGTTGAAGAATCTGCGATGACCGATCAGTACAAGCTCATGGTTGTGGGAGTCGAGGGTCATACGGAAAAATCACTCATCAACAGATATATTGATAACATGCCAACGAGAGATTCTCGTTTTCTTAGAAAAGCCTATAAAGCGATCAGCCCTAACTTAGAAATAAAACAAGAGTTTACCTGTGGATCTTGCGGACACGAGCAAGAATTGGAGGTTCCGTTTGGCGCGGACTTTTTTTGGCCTGAACGATAAATATATGCAGGCTGTTTATGAGCAGTTCTTCTTGTTAAAATATCATGGAGGCTGGTCATTCACTGAGGCGTACAATTTACCCGTGGGTCTTAGGCAGTGGTTCTTGCAAAGACTACAAAAGCAATTTGAAGACGAAAAAGAACAATTAGAAAAAGCCAGAAAGTGATTGCTGTCTGGCTTTTGTCTTTCATTACTATTTACAACGAGGGTCCTACTATGAGTAATAAAAAAGTTTTAAATGAGTTTATCGCGACAACCACTCCATACCAGCGATATCTAGCAAGATTTAGCAAAATGTTGTTGAAACAGCTGTACGGTGATGATGTAATTTTAACTGCGGATGTTACTAATCTAAAAGAGGATGAAGACGGCGGAAAGCTGAACTTTTCAATTGCTGGTGATGAAGACGATGTTAAGTCATATGCTCGTGCAATCATGGCACAAAAAAACTATTTAGATGCTTATGTTCAATTTGGTGTAGATCACTTTCAATCGCAAAAGACTAGAGAAATATTGGATCAAGAAATTGCTGAATTTGAAAGAACAACAGGTTTACTTTGGCCTTTCTCAACTGAGGAATGATGAATGACGATAACACCAGAACAGTTAGAGCGCGAAAAAGAATATACAAAGGTTCTACAACAACAGGCTGACGCTAAAGAGAGGCAAGCAAAAGTAGATAAGACTGCTAGTGATGCTAGAAAAAACGATCTCGAAAACATTGCTGATCTTGAAAATAGAATTAGAGAAATAAAATTAGATTCAGAACTAGCGACCACAAGGTCTGATCAGGTTGAAATGAATAAACAGCTGTATGAAATCTCACAGTTAATATATGATTTACAACAAAAATCAGAGTTTGCTGTAGGAGAAGAAGCAGCAATGTATGAAAAGCAAATTGCTGATCTTCAATTGATTGGTCAACAGTTGCAAAAAAACGGGGCGATTGCAAAAAAACAAACTGAAAGTCAAGAGAAGCTCTCAAGGTCAACAAACGCAATGTTTGATGGTTTGTTACGAAAAACACAAATTTTTCAAGATCACACGACCACCGGTGTAGGTAGTCTCATACAGATGACGTCTGAGATTATGGCTGCTGATGACCCTATGGAGTCATTTGCTAATTCGTTTACAAAATATTTCAATGCTCTTAATGTTGCAACTGGTTTATTCTATACAATTAAAGAGCAAAGTATAGGATTGGCACAGGCTCTTGACCGTGCCAACGTTGCTTTTGCTGAGGGAACCGGTCTGGGAAATGAATTTCAAAGCACAATTGCACAAGCAGCAATTGAAAATAATCACCTAGGTATTGAGATGAGAGAAGCAGGAAGAGCCACTGAGGCTTTATTAACTTCAACTGCTTTGTTCTCTGAGCAATCTAAAAAATTACAAGGAGACATGGTAAAATTAGGCGCTGAATTAAGTAAGATAGGGGTTGACGGAAATACAGCCGCAGAGTCTTTAAATATATTTCAACTTAATATGGACATGTCAGGTAATGAAGCCATCAAGATGAGTAAAAAACTTGCAATGATGGGTAAAGCGATGGGTAAAACATCAGCACAGATGACAAAGGATTTTCAACAAGCCTTCTCGGTGTTAGCAGTTCATGGTGAAGAATCTATAGAAGTATTTCAAGGACTATCTGCCGCTGCCAAAACAGCCGGATTAGAAGTCGGCAAGCTTACAACACTGGCTGGGAAGTTTGATACTTTTGAATCAGCAGCAACAACTACCGGTAAACTCAATGCATTGCTTGGATCACAGTTGTCAGCAACAGAAATGCTCATGATGAAAGAAGATGAAAGGGTTGAGACGTTAATTAGACAAGTGCAAGCACAAGATGTCGCATTTAAAGACATGGATCGTTTCCAGCAAAAAGCAATCGCTTCTGCCGCTGGTATAACTGACATGAACGAAGCGCAAAGGATCTTTGGTATGAACATGGAACAGTTCAGCGATCACAGAGAGAAGATGGAAAAACAAGCAAATGTTCAGGAAAACTTCTCAAAAGCAATAGAAGCAACAATACCTATACAAGAAAAGTTCACAATATTTCTTAGAGAGTTTGCTATTGTAGTAGAACCTTTGTTAGGAATGATGGAAAGTTTTTTTGACGTTCTAATTTTTCTCACAAATGAGATTGGTGAAACTGGTATGCAAATTATATTTTTTACTTCTGTTGTCACAATTGGTTACTTTGCTTTTACAAACTTTACGGGCGCGATAACAAAAGGTAAGGCAGCGCTAAATGCACTAAAGGCGACTCAAGAAGCCTTAACAACAATAGCCAAGGCACAAAATGCTCAAACCGCTGCTGGTGAGGCTATTCAAAAAACAAAAAATGTAACGGACAGTGCTGCTGGTGTTATTTCTGGTCAACAGGCTGTCAAAGAAACTGCTGAGATGAATGCTCGAAATGCTAACACCGCTTCTAAATCAGCAGCGATTGGTCCAACCGTAGGTTTGGGTCAAGCAACTGGTGTGGCTGGTGCGGCAGCTACAAAAGGCGCTATTGGTTTCTTAGCAGTTGCTGCTGGTATTGGTCTGATTGCGGTAGGTATTGCAGCAGTAATTGCTGCTTATGCTAGATACATAGAGGCACAAGCAAGGGTTGAGGCTTCGTCTGCTAGAAGCATGGAGGCAATGTCTACATTTGGTGACGCCATGGTGGACACAAAAGCGCTTGACGCAGGACTGTCAATTATGAAGGCGAGACTTAGTGAAATAAAAACACTGTTAACAGAAGATGACGCAATTCTAGCTCATGGTTTAGAAAACCTAGCACTTGCTGCTACAGGTGTTAGTGCCAGAAAAATGTCCGGAGGGGCAGCAGAGGTCGCTACAACACTAAAAACAGCGGTTGCAGCCGCAGTTACTTCAAGACACGAAATAACATTAAAACTAAAAGACGATGCTTTGTTTAATTTGATAGACAAAGAGGGATCTAGGGCACTTACAAGTGCAAATGGTGAGATGAGAAAAGCTGTTTTGAAGATAATTAATGATTAGGAGGATCATATATGTCATTTCCAAGTGTAAACTTAGCTAGTATTGGCGCAATAGATGAGAGTTCTAATTATGCGAATAAAACCAATTCAAGGTTGATTTTTGAAAGTCAGGTGACTAAAACAAAAGTCATATTCAAAGCGTATATTAAATCTTTAAGTCATGAATTTCAGTCTACATGGAACTCAGAAAATGTATTTGGTCGTATGGATCCCATTGCAACATTTCAAGGAACGGTAAGAAAAGTAAGCGTTTCGTTTGATATTTTAGCCGGATCACTTAAAGAAGCCAAGGAGAATGTAAAAGCAATCGGCTCTTTCACATCTATGTTGTATCCCGGCTACAAAAGTAATCCCTCAGCAGTTGCCGAGGAGGGCGTTGTTAACGAACAACAAACATTAAGTGGGGATGTTACCGGAGTTACTGCTAACAGTATTTCCAGATCTCCACTTATAAAAATGAAACTTGCCAACCTAGTCCAAGATAGTGGCGGAGGTTTACTGCTTGGATGGATAGATGGATTATCATTTGATCAAACAATAGAATCTGGTGTGTTTATTCAGGATGGAATGCACTATCCAAAACAATTCTCAGTCTCAGTAACCTTAAATGTTCTACATCAACATGATCTTGGGTTTGACGAAAACAATGAATGGAATGGTGATCCACTACAAGATGGTGGATACGGTTGGCCTTTTGGTGGGAGAGATGAGTAATGGCAAGATATAGAAAAAGAAGAGTTGCTTTAAACACTTCGTTTAAAAATGAAGAGCTTTTTGAAAGTAGAGGTGTTCAGGAAGTGAAACAATACGTAACGCCAGAGTTTAAAAACCCTACAGACAAAAGTCTTGACTCTCTAGAATACATTAGCTATCTTTGGAAGGCTGGGGATCGATATTTTAAACTAGCACAAAAATACTACAACGATCACAGGTATTGGTACATCATTGCTCTTTTTAACAAGAAGCCTACTGAGGCACAAATAAATGAAGGAGACGAGATAAAGATTCCTACGAATCTTGCCATGGCAATCGAGGTTCTTGACTGATGGGATTTTTAGCAGAAGTTAAACAAAGAAAGATATACTTTCGGCGAGTTAGAATATCTGATTCATTTTATTATTCTTTGTTTATAGAAGACTGGACCTTATTTGGGACTATTGACAGTGAGTTCATAAAAATACCAGTATTTTACTGGAATAATGTGATGGAACCTAGGGGATTTGTCACTTATACTCAAAACGAAGACAAAAGATATGGGTTTAGTGAACTACCTGATTTGGTAAAGTTTATGCTCTGTTTGTACCTAGACGGTGCAGGAGCATCCGAAGCCACATTTAGTGGTGCAGTTGGCAATCGTTCACTAACCGGTTATCAGTTGGGTGAAGATGAGCTTCAGATATTAAACTCAGTTGTTTTAATATTTAGGTCAGATATAGACGACGTTCTTAGACCAGATGAAGAACAATATGGAAAAGACGCAGGGTTTGCTTTAGCTAGATATGATGTCAAAGATTCTGAGTTTAATGGCAATCCTTATAGGTACATACGATCATTACACATGGGTCTTGATTTTTTGATTAACAAAGAAGATACTTTAACAGATCAAGAAATTGACTTTGTAAAAAATTACCAACGATACATCACAGGTATAGATCTGGAATTGGTACAACTCTTAAATCTTAGAATTATTGCTGAGGAAAAACGATCAAACTTTTTATCTGAGACGTTTGGGTTTGAAGATTCATATACACTTTTAGAATTCAACGATAGAGTAGTCCAAGCTATAAGGGACGCAATTGATGACAATGATCCCGCAGGATTTCCAATTAGAACATCTCACAAGCTTCAATGGTTTGAAAATCTTGCACCCTTATATGGTACAGCCGGTCTTACCAGTGGTGTCGCAGGTGGTGCAATCGGTGGAGGTGGCTCAGCGGCGTCTGCTGCTATTGCCACTGGTGCTTCAACAGTTGGAAGTTTAGCGGTAGCAGGTGGAGCAGCTGGAGTGGTTATTGGATTGGGGTTGGCATATGCTTTAGGTTACGATGGGGGTTGGGTTTTTACTCTGGGATCAAAGGAGCCATTAGTTTTCTCAGATATAGCAGTTGGTCCCATAGATGATCCCGAAGGAAATGGTGAACTTTTACCAATAGACGTTAAACGAAGAGTCGGCTTGCAGAAAGCATTTCCAGAAAATCAAGATCAATATCAAACTCTCTATAGCACCATTTACGGTATACCTGAAGGTTTGGGGGTTCCGATTAACCCTGACAACCCACAATACTTTGCAGGAACTGGTCCCACGGGCACTCCCGCAGTTCCAACAACAGACTTACGAGATTCGGTTTTTTATGAAAGACCAACTAGTTTTGACGAAATTACAATATACAAACGAGATTTTACAGAGGCAGCATGGGAGTGGCTTTCTAGTTCTGGTGGTGCAAGAGGCGAATGGTTGGAAAAATTCAGAGCAGGACAATCTCAAGATGTCCTTAGACCTGATGATATTGTATTTGATTATTACACTCAATTTATTAGTGCAATACAAGATGATATAGAAGAAGATGGAAGACTAAATGAATTAACAGTTGGTGATAGGTTTGTTGGTTTTGCAAAAGCATGTGCGTTATATATATTACCAGAGCTCGTAGAGTATCGTGAAAGTCTTTTTAGATATAATTTGTTAAGAGTATATGCTGAAGCTGATGCTAATTTGGAAGAGGTGCCTACTTTTAAAGATGCTTTAGACAAGGCCGCAGAAGCAACTAACAAAGAATTGCGAGGGCTTGATACAACAGATCTTTTTGAAGATCCAGAAATAGACGAAGATGAAATTGAGAAAAGACAGAAAGCGTTTAAACAATGTGTGCTCCTAATGAACGCCGATATTTTGCAAAAAGAATATGCCAAAAAAACCAAAGCAGACTTTTTAGCAAAGCACGAGTGGCATCAAAATGGATTGTATAACAAAAGATTTGTTATGGGTGTTGACATGGCAGAGAATAGCAGAGAACATCAACATAGATCAATAAACAAGCTTTTAGCACCCGGTGGAGAAGAACTTAGACCATTTTTAAATATGACGTCAGATATACACGCTATGTTGCAGCCAAAAATAAGATTATTTAAAGTTTTTTACGACCAAGTAAATAAAGGATACTTAACACAAGAAATTCCGTTTCCCCAGCATCCTGATCCTATTCGAATAGACAATATGTCAAATGGTACAGTCTTTGATCGTGGAGATGGAGTTGGTATAAAATCATTCGAGTTTTCTTTTGATGGAGAGAATCCGGCAACTGCTACTAGATTTATTAAAGCAAAGTTATCTTTGTTTTTTCAAAACTTTCAAGAATTTGTGACTTTGCGTAGAGATTCAAAAGATAGAGAATTCAGGTACCTAGACCTTTTTGTAAATTCTAAATTTTGCCCCAGATCTGGTGAAAACACTTTCTCGCCACTATACTATGACCCTTCTTTTTATCGATTGAGAGCGGATGTTGGCTGGCAAATTAGAGATGACATTGCCATGCAAGAAGTTTTATCTAAGAGAGGTACGACCTTAGCAGAGTTTAATAAAGCTTTGCAGCTTATGAATAAAACATTTTATTTAAATTTAGTTGATCACAATATAAACATTGGAAAAGACGGCACAGTTTCCGTTGATGCAGACTACATTGCTTATATTGAAGGAACTTTACGATCTAGACAAATGAATGCTCTTATAACCAGAGAAGCAAAAGATCTACAAGACAAATATGTCATAGAATTTGAAAGATTGATAAGCGAAAAAATATGTGATGAAGATCAAATCGCAGAATTAAAAAATGCCATAAATGGTATTCAGGTTCAAATAAAAAAATCAATACACAAAAAATTTATTGAAACTCTCTTAATTAATGGCAAAGTGTACTCGGTTGTTTGTGACAAATTTGATATTAACGATTACAGAAATAAAGACTTTTTTGTAAAAAAACCAAAACTCCTGTCTATTCAGAAACAAGAAGGTAACAATGCCCAACAAGATGAGCAATTAGTTCAGCAAGCAGAGGGATTTCAGCCTCCAGATGGAGATGGATCAATAGAAGCAAACTGGTCTTACATAACTAAGCAATATATCAAGACTGATGACGAGGCGGATAAGACAAGAATAAACTTTTTCTACATGGCTGACTTAGTTTATTTGCTTTTAGATTCAATATACAATGAGAACGGTACTTTTAGACCTGAAGTCGAAAACACAAAGCTTTTGTTATCCTCATTTGTCTTAAATACTCCATTTGAGCCGCTATCAATTTTGATGAATTTTGGGGAGATCCCAATAGATATACAAACTTTTAGTAGTTGGTATGAGGATACTATTTTAAATAAAGACATTAGCGCGATATCGATCATTGACTTTATTAGACGCTTTTCTATGTATCTAATAAGACGAGTTTTTGCTGACACTTGTATCAATCAAAACCAAATGAAAAAATTAGTGTTCCAAACCTCCAGTATACTAGCGATCAAAGATGGCCAAGGTGGTGATCCTTTGTACAACATGTGGAGTGAATATAAAGACAACTCACCAGAATCACCATTTCACTCTTTAAGTATGAACAGGGCACACAGGGATGGTTTATTACCATTAAAAACCGGAGTCGCCAACTCAACTGAGACAAACTTGTCAGACTTTATGAATTACTTGGTAATTTTTACACACTACAGACCAAAAACACACCCCGGTAGAGGCATTAGAAGACTTGACGAACAAGATGGCATATATCACATGTTTGTCGGTGCAGATAAAGGACTAACAAAAGAGATCCAATTTAGCAAGGTCGATTTACAATATGCAAGAGAGGCTAGAATGGCAACGCAGGGAACAAATTCATTGTTGCAACTTTCTGCTGTTTACAGAAGTAGTCTCAAGATGGTCGGCAACACTTTGTTTTATCCGGGTATGGAGCTTTTTATAAATCCGTTCGGACTAGGTGGGCCAGAGTTTGGTATGCCTTATGATGGACCTGCTATAAACACCCAAAGTCCAAACCTAAGTTACATTATGGGACTTGGCGGATACCAAATGGTATTAAAAGTTAATTCTACAATTAATCCCGGTAAGTTTGAAACAACAGTTGATGCAATATTCGTGTACTCTGGAGATTCTAGCGGACTAACAGACGCAGTTGCCAAACAAAATACTCTTTGCAATATTGAAGAAGAAAGTCTAGCAGCGGAGAAGCCAAGTCAAAGCTGTCGCAGAATCATCATAGATATTGAGAACGATTTAATTGAGCTTGGACAAACTGGGACTTTGCAGAACGAAGAGCCTACAGAAAACACAACCGATCTAGAGACCGAGCCTCAAGATATAGAACCCCAGACAAGCGAATTAGATGAACTAGATGAACTAGACGCAATAACGAGTAACCAATAATGCCAGATTACAAAGGAAAAAATGATACAAAATCACTTAAATTTCTTGTACAAGAAAGGGTAAAGTACAGGCTAAACGCTTATATAGCGGAGCTTGGACAACTACCAAAGAATGTATTAGATTTTAACTTTGCTGAGCGTTCTTATTATGGTAGAGTAAACACAAACTATAACCCAATATATGCTAACGAAAATAAGCTTGTACCGTACCACAATGATGGAGATTATCAACAAGTCTTTATAATGCAAAATTTTGTCAAAGAAGCATTCACCATGTTAGCCAGAAAGATGAGACAAGCAGTTGCTATTGGAAACATCTCAACTGATGAAGTTTACTTGGGTAAATTTAAAGCATATAAAGCTTACCAAGATCCTATAGAACTGTATCAAAAATACATGAGAGACAGACTAGAGAAGTTTAATTTAAAGTATAAGAGTCATAACATAGAAAACTATGAACAGTGGGTTATCAAGTTTTTAGATGAAGCGAAACAATTTGGTCCTAACTTTCCAGTTACACTATCTGCTTTTCAAAGATCTCGTAGATCTAACATATTTACCTCCGGTTTAGCAATCTCAGTCTCTGATTTAGACTGTGGTGATGACGAGCTTAAGAAAGACTTTTTCTTGTCCACTAGGGCGTTCCAGTTTTACGCAAACGCAGCCCTACAATACGGTTTTAGTATATCTAAGAACTCTCCATGGATTCTTGTAGCAGACTTAAACTCCCCCGCAATGATATTATACAGTAAAAAATTCAATTTGTCAAATATAAAATCAATTTTTCAAAATAATTTTTATCAATGCTATCAGGATGACGTTTCTATATTGCAAAATACATTAGAGTTTGGTTATACTGAATACAAGAAGATCAAACCATACAATAGAACATTCAAACTTAATAAAAATAAAAC